GATTCATTATTAGTAACTAGAGTAGTATCAGGTTCTTTTACTTCTGCAACTTCCTCTAAAATAGATAATGGAGATTCCAACAATGCTTTTGTATTAGAAACATTAACAGAAGGTGAAATAGCAAACAGTACTTCTACAGAAGGAACTAATAATACTTTATCTAGTGGTAGTAATGATAATTTAAGATGGGAAATAGTTTCTCCCAATACATCCTCTGGAACATTTAATTTATTAGTTAGAAGAGGTAATGATAGTTCTAAGCAAAAAGTAGTATTAGAAACTTGGCCTAATTTATCTTTAGACCCAAATTCTGATAATTATATAACTAAAGTAATTGGAGATGCTAAACAAACAGTAAGAAATGATGGAAGTAATGACTATTTTTTACAATATTCAGGTTCATATAAGAACATTTCTAGATATGTAAGAGTAAAATCAGTAGATACACCAACTTTAAATTATTTAGATAATAATGGTGCTGCTAAAACTGCTTTTGAAAGTCTAATTCCAGTAGCTGGATCAGGATCATTTGGTGATGCCGAAGGATCAAATATTCCAACGGGAAGAGCAGCTAACTATTATCAAAATATAAGTAATACAGATTCTCAAGGATTAATAGCTACCGATTATGCTACTTCTATAAGTTTATTAGCTAACCAAGACTTATTTCAATATAATATTATTACTGTCCCAGGATTAGTAAAGAATTTTGCTTCTAATAGTGGTACATTAACTACATTAGTAGATAATGCTCAAACTAGAGGTGATAATTTAGCAATAATTGATTTAGTACAATATGGACAAAACATAGGAACTGTTACAAGTAAAGCTACTGATATAGATTCTTCATATGCTGCAACATATTGGCCTTGGCTACAAACAATTGATCCAGATTTAGGATCACAAGTATTTGTTCCAGCTTCTGCTATGATGCCAGGTGTATTTGCTTTTAATGATAGAGCAAGTGAAACTTGGTTTGCACCTGCAGGTTTAAATAGAGGTGGACTATCAACAGTAATAAGAGCTGAAAGAAATTTAACAAATAGTAATAGAGATACTTTATATACTGCAAATGTTAACCCAATAGCTACATTCCCAAACACAGGAGTAGTAGTATTTGGACAGAAAACACTTCAGAAAAAACCAAGTGCTTTAGATAGAGTAAATGTTAGAAGATTATTAATTACTATTAAATCATTTATCTCACAAATAGCAGATAATTTAGTATTTGAACAAAACTCAGTAGCTACTAGAAATAATTTTTTAAGTCAAGTAAATCCTTATTTAGCAAGTGTACAACAAAGACAAGGATTATATGCTTTTAAAGTAGTAATGGATGAAAGTAATAATACACCAGATGTTATTGATAGAAATCAATTAGTAGGACAAATATTTGTACAACCAACTAAAACAGCTGAATTTATATACCTAGATTTCAATGTATTACCAACTGGAGCTACTTTCCCAGCATAAAAATTAAAGAATTAGATATTTATAACAAGAAATAAATTAGAACAACATGCCAGTATTAGATCCAAACGAAATATTTTTTACCGCTTTTGAACCAAAGCAAGCCAACAGGTTTATCCTTTATATGGATGGTATTCCAAGCTTTATTATTAAAGGAGTAGCAGCTGTAAATGTATCTCAAGGTACAGTAGCTTTAAATCATATCAATGTTCAAAGATATGTAAAAGGTAAAACCACTTGGGGAACAATATCAATGACATTATTTGATCCAATTACACCTTCAGGTGCTCAAGCAGTAATGGAATGGGTAAGATTACACCATGAATCAGTTACTGGTAGAGATGGATACAGTGATTTCTATAAAAAGGATCTTACAGTTAATGTATTAGGACCAGTAGGTGATATTGTTTCTGAATGGGTAATAAAAGGTGCTTTAATTACTGAAGCTACATTTGGTGATTACAATTGGGATACTGAAAATGAAGCAAAAGAAATTGCTTTAACTGTTCAACCTGATTATTGTGTATTAAATTTCTAAACACACTTAAATATTTTTTTAAAAGGAGCTTGGCTATGTCAAGCTCTTTTTTTATATTGGTATTTATAATAAATTAAAGTTATTAACAAATAAAAGATTATGGCCGAATTTAAATTTCCTACTGAAGAAGTAGAATTACCCTCAAAAGGATTAGTATATCCTCCTGAACACCCCTTATCAAGTGGAAAAGTAGAAATAAAATATATGACTGCTAAGGAAGAAGATATTTTAACAAATCAAGCATATATTGAAAAAGGAACAGTTTTAGATAAATTATTAGAATCTGTTATAATATCAGATGTAAATCTAAAAGATTTAATTGTTGGAGATAAAAATGCTATTTTTGTTGCTACTAGGATTTTAGGATATGGTAAAGACTATAAATTTAATTATTTAGGAGAAGAACAAGAATTAGATTTAACAACATTAAAAAATAAAGAATTTGATGCTTCTTTAATTAAAGAAGGAAAAAATGAATTTGAATATACTTTACCCCACACAGGTAATAAAATTACATTTAAGATTTTAAATGGTTATGATGAATCAAAAATTCAAAGAGAATTAGATGGTCTTAAAAAAATTAATAAAGATGCTTCCCCTGAACTTTCTACTAGATTAAAATATATTATTACTTCTGTAGAAGGAGAAAATGATAACAAATCAATAAGAGAATTTGTTGACAATTATTTATTAGCCAGAGATTCAAAAGCATTAAGAGACTATATAAATGAAATCCAACCAGATATAGATTTAACTTATACATCAGATGATGGAGAGGAGGTGAAAGTCCCTATTGGACTTAACTTTTTTTGGCCTGACATCTAGTATAGTTCCTCAAGTAAGAGTTAATTTATTTCAACAAATACACCAAATTATATTTCATGGTAAAGGGGGATATGACTACCCCACAGTATATAATATGCCTACTTGGTTAAGAAAATTTACTTTATCAGAAATACAAAAATTTTATGATGAAGAAAAAAGAGAATACGAAAAGGCTAATAGTGATGGTCAATCAAATCTTTTAAATTCTGATGGCACTGTAAACACACCAGCTTTTATGCAAGCTTCTAAACCCTATCAAGGTAAAAGTTCATATAAATAATTAATTTTTTTAATATTTATAATAAACACTATTTCTAATGACTGAAGCAGAAAAATTAAGGGATATTAAACAACAACTTGAAGAAATTCTAAATGCTAAAAGAACTTCTAGAAATTTAGATGCAGGAAGTCTTGAAGCTTATGAAAAAGCTTATGAATCTCTTAAAAAAACTAATGGTGAGGCAAAAGATTTTAAAAAACAACTTCAAAATATTAAAAAAGAAATTGCTGAAAATGAAAGAGCAATTTATGGTATTAGTGGGGCTTTTAGTGCAGCTGTAGATGAATTAAATGGTATGAATGCTGGCTTAAACAGAGCCAAAAAAGCATTTCGAGGATTAGAAAGTATAGCGGATAAACTAGCAAATGATCAGGCTGATATTGCTAGAATGAGTTTAAAAGATCTTAAAGCAGTAGAAGAAAAAGTAAATGCTAGAGCAAAAGAATTAGATAAAGCTGAAAAATCTTTAAAACTATCAATTCAAGAGCTAGAAGTAAAAAAGAAAAATGGTAGTTTATCTCCTGCAGAACTAAAAAATTTAGACAAACAAAAATTAGCTTTACAAGCTGTAAATGCTGAACTAAATAGTCAAGGTGGTCTTAGAAAAGATTTAATTACCCAAGCTCAAAAAAGAATAGAAGCTGAACAACAAATTATATCTACTTTAGGGGCTGCTCCTGCAATTTTAGAGGGAGTAGGAAAAGCATTACAAAAGATTGGGTTACCTGATTTTGGAATAGCAGAAGCAATTCAAAACACTAAAAATATTATTAGGTTAAAAAATGAAGAATTTGATATTGAAAATCAAATACTCCAGGAAAAAATTAAACAACTTGAAGCTGAATTTGATACACTTGCAGCTGAAGGGGCAAGTTTAAAAATATTAAAAAAGAAAAAAGATCAAATAGATAAACTTAAAAAAAAGGAATTAGACAGAGTAGGTGTTGCTGAAAGTTTATCTATGTTAATGGGTGAAATAGGTAAAAAAATTAAAGATCAAATTACCCCAGCAAATTTAATCCAAGGTGCTTTTACTCTTTTAGTTGCAGCAGCAATAAAAGTAGATAAATTAACAGGAGAATTAGCTAAAAATATAGGAATAAGCTATGACGAAAGTCTAGCAATGCAAAAGAATTTCACTCAGATTGCTATAAGTTCTGATGAAATAATGGTTAGTACAGCTGAGTTAAATAAAGGATTTATGTCCTTAAACCAGCAATTTAAAGGGGCTACGGGTTTTAGCAATGAATTATTACAATCATTTACAGCATTAACCACACAAGCAGGTTTTACAGAAGAAACAATAGGAAACATTGCTAAGATAACAGGTACTCAGGGGGATGAATTAAATAGCAATGTAGCCCTTATGCAAGGGCAGTTAACTGTAATGAATGCCCAAGAAGGTACTTCTTTTAGTACTAAACAAGTATTAGAAGGTATTGGTAAAGTAAGTAAGGCAACTTTATTAACATTAAGAAATCAACCTAAAGCACTAGCTAGAACTTTAATGACATCAGCTAAATTAGTTTTATCTTTTCAAGAAATGGAAAGTATAGCTTCTAGTTTGTTAGATTTTGAAGGTTCTATTGGTGCAGAATTAGAAGCAGAATTACTTACAGGTAAACAAATAAATTTAGAATCTGCAAGGTTATTAGCATTAAAAGGAGATATAGCGGGAGCAGCCGCTGAGGTAGCTAAAGAAGTAGGATCGGCAGCTGAATTTGAAAAAATGAATGTAATTCAGCAAGAAGCCCTCGCTAAAGCAGCAGGATTAACGCGAGAACAGCTAGCAAGCAGTTTAATGGAGCGAGAGGCACTAGCTAAATTAGGAGGCCAGGATAAAACAGCTTTAGAAGCTTATAATAGATTAAAAGCAAAAGGATTATCTGATGAGGCAATAGCAACTAAATTAGGAAATGAAAGATTAGCAGACCAATTAAAATCTCAATCAATACAAGAAAGATTTGCAGCTTCAGTAGAAAGATTACAAGAAATATTTGTAGATTTAGCACAGGCTATAATGCCTATAGCATCATTTATTGCAGATATGGTTGTAAGTGTATCTAAATTTGTAGCAAAATTTAGTCCTATTTTAAAACCTTTAGCTATAATGTATGGTCTTTTTAAAGGGATTCAATTTACAGTTATTGGTATAGGAAAAGGAATGGAATTTATAACAAAATTTAGTAAGGCAAATTTGCTATTAAAATATAAAGAATTAAAAACAACTTTAGGAATAGATAAAATTAAAAAGAGCATAGCTATTATGCAACAAAAAGGATTTGTAAAAGCTAAATTATCACATGCTTTAACTAAATTAGGACTTTTAACTGACAAACAAGCTGTTTTTTTTAAAAGTAGAATGACTTATTTTGCAAACCAAAGAGCAGGATTATCAAGAAGGGCGATGAATTTTGAAAAAGCTTCATTAATTCAATCTATAAAAATTACAGCCCAAAAAAGACTACAATCTTTCTTTGGTAAAGAAGGATATTTAGCTCAATTAAAAACTAACATAGCTCAAAAAGCTAGTAATGTTTTAAGAGCAATAGGAAATGCTTTTTCTAAACAAGGGTTCTTTTATAGAACAGCTATATTAACAAAAGATTTAGCAATAAACGCAGCTAAAGGTATATATAATGAATTATCAGCTCTTGGTTTAGGATTTAATAAACAAAATCTTTTCTATAGAGGAGCTATATTAGTTAAAGATTTAGCAATAAATGCTGCACAGGCTATAGGTAATGGTTTATTATCTGCTAAAGTATTTTTACAAAAAATACTTAATAAGGAAAAAATCACAGAAGGTTTAATATCTCTAAGAAACTTTGCAAGATCAGCAGGAGAAATGCTTTTATCAGTAGGAAAATTAGCTCTTAATGCGGCTCTAGCGGTAGCTAGTATTCCCTATGTAGGTCCTATTTTAGCAGTTGCAGCAGCAGCAGCAGCAGTTGGTGCAGGTATGGCTTTATATAATAAATTTAAAAAACCTGCGGGTGATATGTTCTCTCCTGCTGATGGTAAAACACAAGTATCTACTAAAGAAGGAGGATTATTTGAACTGTCTCCAAATGATGATTTTATAGCAAAACCAGGAATTGCAAATTCTATTGGAGGTAATAAAAAAGAAAAAAGAAATCAAAGAAGAGAAGAAAGAAGAGAAAATAGAGAAAATGGAAGATTAGAAAGAAGCATGAACAAAACAAATAAAATTTTAGAAGTAGTAGCTGCTAATTTAAAACCTAAACCATTATTAGGAAGTGAATCTGGGCAAGCTATTCACAATGGAACATACAACGTACAATAAATTTAAATATTTATAATTAAAAAACAATAATCATGGGATTAAAAGATAAATTAACACAACAAGGATCTCCATTATCACAAGCAAATGGAGGTGCCATTCCTACACCAGTAGGAGCAACGGATCAATCAACGTTACATTATAATTATTCATTAAATGGTAACCCAAATGTAGCTAATAAACCTATACCATCATCATTAGATTTAAATGGTCAAAAACCATCTAATTCATATGATAGCACAGCTCCAACAGAAGGAATAGGAAACATATAAAGTGAGTAGAGGTTTACTAACATACAGAACTAATTTAAAATCTTTAAAATTTGGTAATGATAGGCCTGGATTAAATAGCAGTAACCAACCATATATCGAATCGGACATCCCATCAGAGGAAGAAGATATTAAGAGTAATCAGGGAGATCAAGATTTTATATTAAGGGGAGGAATAGGAGCCCCTTTAGATGCTGTTGATGATGTAGTTAGATTAACTAAATATTTTACAGACCTTAAATCTGTAAGTGGGCCTTTATTTGTAGTTAAACAAAATGTATTATCTAGAATTGCACCTGCAACTCAAGCTAGTGGAAGACTAAATTGGACAAAAGCTGCTTTAAATGAAGGAGTTTACACTCCATTATCTACTTTAGCTCAAGCCGGTATAGGATTTTTAGGGGGTCATTTAGATAAACAGGGAATAAACCCAATAACAGGAATAAAAACCTACTCAGATGTAGCTTCATTAGTAATTGGTACTTCCTCGGGGAATGGTAATAGATTAGTAGATTTAACTAATACTAATAAAGGAGTATTTTCAGGACCTACTATATTTTCATACTCAGGAGGTCCTAATTCTGCAGTAGGAATAGGAAGAACTAATATTAAATACGCTAAGGATAATCAAGGAGGTACTTTAAGAGTATTAGGCAATGAATCTTTTACTGATTCTTTTATTAAAAACCAAACCGGATTAAAAAAATCAGACACTGATAGAGCAGGAATTACAGATGAATTTAGGGCACCTTGGGGAGCTACTAAAAAGTTTGCTAAAATAGCAGGTGGTAAAATTGAAAATTTTAATAATCCTAATAACACAAATCAAATTTTTAATTTAAATGGGGTAGATCTTGATTTTATTTCATCTGAAGATGGTGTAACTTGGGATAACGTAATAAAAAATATTACAATTGACCCCTATACTAAACCCACAATACTAGCAAGTAGTAAAAAAGGATACACAGGACAAAATTTATCTTCTCAATTTAAAGCTCCTTGGGGGGCTACTAAGCAATTTGCTAAAATTTCAGGGGGTTCAGTTGAAACTGCAGGGGATACACAATTATATTTTTATACTAAAGATGAATTACTTACTGATGTTCTTTCTCCAAGTAATGGAAAAACTTGGGAAAACCTAGAAGTAAATCCTTTTATGAATCCCTACACAACAAAACCTAAAGATTTAAAACCTTCAGTTAAAAAAGATTCTTCTGATTTATTTAAAAGTCCTTTAGCTGCGAGTAGAAAATATGCTATTTTTACTGGAGGACAAATAAATGCCTCTTCAACAGGTATTACTGCAGCTGAAGGAGGAGGAAGCCTAGGTGGTCTTGTTTCAATAACAAAAAATAATGGAGTTTGGGAAACTGTAATAAACAATATTCCCCAAAGAATACCTAACCCAACTAATCTTTTTAAATATAACCAACCACAATCACCATTAAATAAATTTATTTCAATAAATAAAGCCGCAGGTGGTCAAAGAGCAAAACTTGCAAGCACAGTAGATTCAAATTCTTTAAATTATTCTACAAGTAATGGTCTTTCTTGGCAAGTTCCATTTACTAATCCTTATGCTACAGGAATAAAAGGTACATTATCTACTGGGGTTTTTAAAGATGATATAAATAGACGTACAAGTTGGGGACCTAATAGTGGTTTAATTAAATATAAACCTGATAGTTACGCTAGTGGATTTTTTAACCAAATTCTTTCAGGATCAAACTATACTCCTATAAACACACAATTAATAGGAGAAGTAAGTGCAAGAGGAGGACGAAATGTAAAAAACAGAACTACTACAGTAGGATATACCAATACCGCTAATTCTGTTTATGAAGGTTATTCTTTAAATCCTAGTTTATTAATTAAAGATGCTACATCTTTTAATACGCTAACACAACTTCAAACATATAAACTATCACAAGATCTCAAAAACGTAGATAAGGGATCAAATATAACAGATTTTAGAAAAGGTCTTATAAAAGATGATCCTACTACGGGAAAGAAAAAAAGTACTATAATGAGTATAGCCCCTGACTATGCTACTTCACAAGCAGTTATAGATAATATTACAGGGACTAATAATTACCATTATACAACCCCGGGTCAAAAAGGAGATATTACTAGTTATACAAAAGGTAAGGTAGTGGAATCCACTGGTGAACTTTCAGTTGTAGATAAAATTAATGCATATCCTATATATCAATCTACTGAAGTTAAACCAGAAACGGATAAATTTGGAGTAGGTGATTTAATTAATTTTAGAATAGAAGCTATTGGGAACCATCAAGGTTCTAATCCCACCCAAAAACAATATATCCATTTTAGGGCATATATTGATAGTTTTGAAGATAGCTATACTGGAAATTGGGATTCTCTACAATACATGGGTAGAGGAGAAAAATTTCATAAATATCAAAGTTTTGAAAGATCAATTTCTTTAGCTTTTACAGTAGCTGCTCAATCTAGACCTGAATTAATGGCACAATATAAAAAATTAAATTATTTAGTTTCTAATTTAGCACCTTCATATAGTGAACAAGGATATATGGGAGGACCTTTAGTTATGTTAACTATGGGGAATTGGTGTTTTGAACTTCCTGGATTTATAGGTGGGGTTAGTTTAGGAGTCCCCGAAGAATCACCATGGGAAATAGCCATCAATGATAAAGGGAATAGAGATCCTGATAAAGGTATAATGCAATTACCTCATATAGTAAAAGTTTCAGGTTTTAACTTTACACCTATCCATACATTTAGACCATCAAAACAAAGTCTTACTTTTAATGATGATGATACTATTACATACGGCATTCAAAAATATTTAGCATATAGAAAAACTAAAGTTGAACCTATTAAAAAAGACGAACCTATAGTTGAAGACGAACCTATAGTTGAAGACGAAGTAATTGACACAGATGACCTAGCAATAGAGGGAACTCCATTCCCAGAACCTACGGTACCCCCACTAGCAATAGATAATACTTCTAATGAAAAGAACACAGCGGTAGGTAATAATGCCTATGAATATCAATTTAATCAAGACCTTCAAGGAACAATTAGTAAAGTTAATATGGAGGAGATTGAAAGAATTGGTAAAGCTATTAGAGAATCTCAAAATCTACCCACAGTTATAAATGCTAGCACAGGTCAACTTAACTTAGATGCATATTTACTACAATCAGAAGATGATGATAAAAAATCAAAAGATAAAGAATGGACATTTTATCAAAACCCTAGGACAGATAATAATACTAATACAAATAATGTTACTATTACCACTATTCAAGATCAACTTTAATAAATTTAGATAATATAACATAATGAAAAGATATCAAAACATACCAGTTGTAAAATCACCAGATGGAAAAAGAATGTATTCTACAGTACGTTACCCAAATATTCCTAAATCTTTTAATGATACCTATGTTTACACTTCTATAGGAGATAGATTTGATACACTAGCTCAACAATTTTATGGAGATTCTTCTTTATGGTGGATTATCTCTATAGCTAATAATGATATACCCCAAAATTCATTAACCCCTTCCCCGGGAACTCAAATAAGAGTACCTTTTAACCCTTCTTCAGTTTTAGCAAATTTTGAAAATCTTAACTCTCCAACAACAGTATCTAATAATACTAGTGGAGGTGCAAACCTCGGTTATTAAATTATAAGATATGGGAAATTTATTAGGATCACCTTTTAGAAAATATGTAAATGAAACTGTTATATCTAGGCAACAGGCCAGTGGAAAAAAAGAAAATAGATCTTTAGAATTAATTTCTGCTTTAAATTCTCGTAATGCTTGGATTAAATTAGCCTCAGCTGTATATATTGAAGAAAATAGATTAAACATACTAAAAAAGAACATAGGTAATAATGATTTATTAGAAAACATAAATATTGGTTATGATTTAGCTTTAAATAATGTATTACAGGGAGGATTAGTTTCTAAAGGAACATTAAATCCTAATGGAGTAACTAAAATAAATGAATCATTTAATGAACCTAATAGTGAAGGTTATCAAGATGGAGTAAATACATACACAAATTATACTAATGATGCTCATAGATCAGGAATATTAGGATACAACCCAAACCCAGCATATGGTGTAGGTGGGTTAGATTTTGGGTATTCTCCTATGCCTGGAATAGTAAATATGGATATCTCAGACTTAAATAGAGGTTCTATTAAAAAATCAAAAATTAACATAAAATGTCACAATAGAGCCCAGTTTGATATTATAGATGTATTATATTTAAGGTTAGGATATACGGTATGTTTAGAATGGGGGTGGAATCATTATTTAGATGTCTCACCTGAAGGAGAAGAATTAGTAAAAATAGGACCTACTCTTATTGATAAAGAATTTTGGGAAATTTTAAATGAAGATTATTCTGATTTCTTAGATAGGATTGAAGAAAAAAGAAGAAAACTTAAAGGAAATTATGATGGTATAGTAGGGGTAATATCAAATTTTTCATGGGATTTCCAACCAGATGGAACTTATGATATAAGGTTAGAAGTAACTAGTTTAGGAGATGTAATAGAATCTTTAAAAGTAAATTTACCTCCTTTAATAGATGTAAAAACAGATCCATATGCTGAAAGTAGATTAGAAGATATTAAAAAAAATCTAGAAAATAATTTTGCAACTGAATCAGAATTTTATGATGTATTATATCCTGGATTAAAGGGTGAATTAAGTAAAATTTATGATTCTCTTTATACCCAGGCTTTTCAGGGAAATGGGGTTTTTAATTATAATAGACCTAGTAATACACCACATGGGAACAGAAAATATTTTATAAACCAAAAAAACCCAAATATTGCACCCGCAATAGATTTTAGAAATATAGCTGATGTAGGTGGTGGTAAATCTCTCATTGAAAAAGTTTTAAATCCTCCTTTTGAATGGGGAAACATATTTGATGATTATGATGATTCTGATCCACAGGTTATACAAGCTGGAGTAGTTAGTGGTGGAGTTTCAAATATTGAATCCCCCGAAGGAACAATGAATAATAATTCTTGGAAAGTTTACGCTAATGATAGTATAAATGAAGAAGGAGGATTTTTCGCTCTTTCAGATATGTCTGATAAATCAACAACTACTAAAATATTATATAAAGAAAGAGGGGTTTGGAAAGTTGATAATTTTTTAACAAATGGAGGATTTTTACGAAAAAACACCCCAGAAGAAGAATATAAGTTTTCAATTTCAAAATTAAATAGTTTTGATTCTTTTTTGTTAATAGGGTGGGTAGCTGGAACCGAAAGCGGACCTGCTTTAGATAATGATAACCAACAAGGAATTGGAGGCCTCCCCTCATTGGATAATAAATTAGGTTTTATTAATTATGATCAAAGATATTTTGGTAGTTATGGGGAAATTAGTTTTGGAGATTTATTAAATAATTCTATTGATGCAGATCAAGCTCTTTTAACTTATTATGGCAAAAAACAATTTTATACCATATTTTATAGCTGGGCAAGAACAAAAGGGAATTTAGCAGGAGGAGCAAATGATAAAAGATTTAAGGATGCAGATAATAAGGATCCTTATGATGGTTTATCAGAATCTGATAAAAAATTAGCACAACAAATTCTTGATTTTAAATCTTCAATAGAAAGAAATAAAATAAAAAATAAAATAAATAACTATTTTTTTAAAGTAAGAGAATTACATGCTGATTCTACATATAATCTTATTATAGATGATCCTCTTTTAACTTGGGTATATGAAACTGATGGTTTTTCTATTCCTGATTTTTATAGTAGAGGACTAGTACTTGCTGACAATACTGTTTTAGGAACTTGGACAGAAGTATTAGAAGAACCATATTCAAGTGGTTTTACTTATACTGGAAATACTCAAGGAGGTGCAACTTTAACTTTAGAAGGTACTAAATATAATGCAAGTATTGACCCAACTGTAAAACCACCACTCCCAGGAGAACCTTATATTGATCCTATAGGAGTAAAATTAAATGGGGTTAATAGAAAACAATGGAATGAAACAGTAGGTTTTCCTATATACTCAGATGATCCTATTAGAAACAAATATGGTCATAATCAAAAAGATTGGGATTTCTTTAAATTAGACATTCAACCTATTCAAAGTTCATATTTTATAAGATTAAAAATTTTATTAGATTTTATAAATGATAAAGTTATTCCTAAAAAAAAGGGAAAAAACAAAAATACTCCTATTATTACTATTGATACAAATGTTAATACAAATATATGTTATGCTATAGATAATATGATTTCTATTAATCCCAAAAAAGCTATTATTAAAAATGAAAATTTCTTTGCAGGGAAAGAAACAGAAACTATTTTACAAGAAAAAATATATAAACAACTAAATACTTTTATAATAACCTCAAATGAATTTATTTATGGGAAATTAATGAATGTATACCTAAATATGGAAAGGGTTGAAGAAATATTTAGTAGTGTAGATAAAAACAATCAGGTAAGTTTATTTACAGTATTAAAATCTTTATGTGATGATATAAATGAAAGTTTAGGTAATGCAAATAATTTAGAACCTGTAATTGATAAAGATTTAAACAAAATAAAGTTAATTGACCAAACATCTATACCTAATTTAAATAAAATAAGAAAAACATTAGGAGATGTTGCTTTAAGAGACTATGAATTAAAAGCTAAACAAACTCCTTTAGAAGTATTTGGATATAATAATACAAATGATCAGTCCAATTTTGTTAGGAATGTAGGAATCACTACAGAAATAAGTAAAAACTATGCTACTGCTATAACTATTGGAGCAACTGCTAATGGTGAAGTACCTGGAATGGAATCTACAGCTTTCTCAAGGTGGAATGTAGGATTAAAAGATAGATTTAAATCTTATTTAGTTGATGGGGAAAGTAAAGAAGAAAATGGAGATGATTTAGAAGAAGGTAATAAAGAAGTTTTAAACAATTATAATACTTTTCTTCAATCATCCTATACTAAATTAGGATTTAGTAAATCTAATCAGGACCTTACAATTAATCCTGATTTTATTAGTACAAATAGAAGTATTGTTAAAAATTATTATAGTTACGCTCAAGCTAAAACCACAGAAGAAAATTATGATCCTACTACTAATGATGGGATAATAGAAAGTTCTATTGGTTTTTTACCTATAAATTTAAAACTAGAAATGGATGGTTTAGGTGGTATTAGAATATATGATTTTGTAAAAGTAAATTCTTCATTTTTACCTTCTAATTACCCTGAAACCCTAGAATTTATATGTACTGGAGTAAACCATAAACTAGAAGGAAATGATTGGACTACTAATTTAAAAACAATTGCAACTTATATAGATAAATCAACCCAAGCAACATCAGCATCATCATGAGAAAAAATGCCCCTATAAATACACCTAAAATTATGGAAGCTTTTTATAATAAATCTCAACTTATTGATGAAAGCTTAGAACCAAGTATTAACCAAAATAAACGTTCTCCTGATGATACTCTTACTTTAGAAGAAAAAAATAATAACCTTTCAGAGATACCATCTTTTGACCCAGTAATAGCTTCAACAGCGAATAGTGAAAATATTAGAGGGACTATAGGTACAAGAGGGGTAAATTACAACATAAAGATAAATAAAAATGCTCTTTCATTACAAACAATTAACACCCTTACACAACAAGCAATAGAACCATATAGAACATCAAACGCTCCTATAGATTTGATGGAAAGAGCAGTAAAAATAGCTTTATCTTATGTTGGAAATAATGAAGTTAAAAAGGGAAATAATCAAGGATATAATGATCCTATATTTGAAGAAAAACTATTTTCAAGTATTATAAAACATTGGAAAAAAGGTCAACCCTGGTGTAATAATTTTACTAATTTAGTTTGGCAAGAAGCTTACACTACAGGAAATGCGTTAGTACCTGCAACTACTAATCAAGTATATAAAAATACTTGGAATACTACTTTAAAAAAAGGAAGTAGGTTTTCAAGTGGCACACAATCAACTTTGGCAAAATTTGGTAAGATTTCTAATAGTAAATATATTATTACAGGAGAACAAGCTAGAACTGGAAAATTAAAGAAAGGAAGCCGTTTACCTCGGCCTGGAGACTTATTAGTATATAAAAGTACTGTTCGTTCCGGTGGTCATATCTGCATAGTAATAAAGGTTAATATTAAAAATGGGAAATTAATAAGTTTTGATACTGTAGATGGAAATTCTAGTTCACATGATCCAAGAGATGGAGGAGAAACTGGAATTAGAAAAGGCCGTAATGCAATAAAAGATGGAACTTTAAAGGTAAAAGGATTTTTAATGTTAGAAGAAACTTATTCAAAATAAAAATCTAAATATAATATTTATATAAAATGGCTAAATATTATCCTAAATCTCAAATAAAAACAAATCTTTACACTAATGGTGATGAATTTAATATTATAGGAAGTAATACTTCCTATATAGGAGAATACTATTCTACCTCTACAGGAAGATTTTACACAGGTAAAAATCCAAATGCAGGTCAAAATCAAGAATTAATTCAATTTTACCAACCACTTCCACTTAATGAGCTAAATACCCAAAATAATTCACCTGATACTGCGCAAGCACTTAGCAAAAATATCCCAGGATCAACAGATACTGAGTGGACTGGAATTATTAATGATGATTGGAATTCAAATTCTATTAATAATAAAACTTATAATTCTTCTGATACTAGTACTAGATTAGTTCCACCTGAAATAAACCCATCCCCCCCAACAATAAAAGAAAGAAGAAAAGGAAAATATGTTAGATATTATGTAAAAAATATCATAAATACTTCATATTATGAAATATCAAAAGAAACATTTGAAGCAATGGCTACAAGTAATTTATATGCTAATGATTTATATGAAGCAATTTTTTTAAGATTTTCAATAGGAGAAAAATATAATTCTGCTAACCACCTTAATTTTATTTCAATAGAACTTAAAAGAAATTGGAAAGGTTTTTCTACCCTTTCTACCTTTCGACCTAGTAAAAATGATTTATATACTGAAGGGGGGGAATTTTTACTACCTAATAGAACTAGTTACATAGGATATTACCATAACATGAATAATGGAAATTTTATGACAGGAAGATACCATGGAGATGGTCCTGAAATATTATTAATCCCTTTAAAATCAAACTCATCATCTTCCCCTTCAATCCCAGAACGTTCAATTTCAAGTACACCTTCATCTCCAAGCAGTGGTGGAGGAACTTCAGGTGGAGGTGGATATTAAAAATACTATTCGTATATTTACATAATTGTTTTGGCTAATTGAAAATACTGACCAACTAAAAGGTTTTTACAATAAAGGTTACAAAGAAGCTTATATAGAAGTTATACCATATTCCTATAAGACTCATCCTGTAACTAATAAAGTATCCTTAATATATGTACATCCTATAGATGCACATAAGGGCTATATTATATCCATTAGTCATAGCGAATCTATGCCATTAAACAGCGAGTATATTGCTGAATTAATTAATGGATATGATAAATTATACGTTTGGGGTAAGAAGGAATTCTTACATTATTTTGTGCATAGAAATATTATAGATGTTTCTCTAGCATCCCCAGAATATGAGATGGAAACTACTAAAGCTCACCAAATATTATCACAAAGAGCTAAAGATAAGTTGGATATTAACAGAATAGTTCCTATCGTTAAACATTA